GTTCGAGCGTAAACGCCAAGTGGACGAGCTGGAGGCTAAACGCCAAGCCGAAGTTATGAATCAGCAGCGCGAATGGCAATCCAAGCTAGACACCTATGGCAAAGCTAAGAACTCCCTCAAAGTGCCGGACTACGACGAAGCAGAAGAGGCCGTGCAGCAGTCGCTAGATGTGACGCAGCAGGGGATCATCGTGCAAGGTGCGGACAACCCCGCATTAGTCGTTTATGCGCTCGGCAAGAATCCGCGCAAGGCTCAGGAATTGTCAGACATCAAAGACCCCGTGAAATTTGCTTTCGCGGTTGCAAAACTGGAGAAAGAGTTGAAAGTAACCAAAAAAGCAGCACCTCCCCCAGAGACGACGGTAAAAGGCACGGCCCGCGTGTCCGGCTCTGTTGACTCGACCCTTGACCGACTTCGCGAAAAAGCCGCCAAGACCGGCGACTACACCGAAGTTATCCGATACAAACAGTCTAAATCTAAAGGATAGATATCATGGCATCGTTTTCCAAAGAGGAACGCGTAGCGTTCGAGCAAATTTTAGAAGGCTTCCAGGACGCCCTGGTGCTCTCTCGCAATGTCTCGATCTACAGCACAGATCAGACGCAGATGGAGCGCACTAACGACGTGATCTGGCGCCACAGCCTTACATCGCGCAGTCTTTCGACGGCTTGGATCAGACCAGCAATTTCAAGGACTACACGCAATTGAGTGTGCCTGCGAGCATCGGCTTTAAAAAGTCGGTGCCTTGGAAACTCAGCGCCACCGAGCTGCGCGACGCCTTGCAAGAGGGACGTTTAGCAGATTCTGCCAAGCAGAAATTGGCAAGCGATGTGAACGTGGCAATCATGAATGTCGCTGCATCTAGCGGCACATTAGTGGTTAAGCGTACAGTGGCAGCAACCGGCTACGATGATGTAGCACAATGCGACGCCATCATGAACGAGCAAGGCATCCAAACCTTTGATCGCTACATTGCACTCTCAACACGCGATTACAACAACATGGCCGGGAACTTGGCTGCAGCAACTCGTAGCTTTGGCAATGCCAAGTCTGACAAGGCCTATGAGCGTAGTTATGTTGGCATGATCGCTGGCTTTGAGACATATAAATTGGATTACGCCAACCGCCTAACTGCAGCCGCGGGGGTGACCGTGACGGTAAACGGAGCAAACCAATACTACACACCAAAAGCTACCAGCACAGCCGCTACTGGTGAGACGGCTAATGTCGACAATCGTTACCAAAGCTTGACGATTGCAGTGACTTCTGGTACGGTCAAGGTCGGCGACTGCTTCACGATTGCTGGCGTTAACTCAGTGCATCACATCACCAAACAGGACACCGGACAGCTTAAAACCTTCCGCGTCACTGCCATTGTGAGTGGCGCAGGTGGTTCTGGTGTGGTGCAGATCAGCCCACCAATCATCTCTGGTGGCGGCAGCACTGACGCCGAATTGCAGTACAAAAATGTGACAGCAGCACCCGCTAACGGCGCTGCAATTACGTTCCTCAACACCGCAGCAGCTAACGTCAACCCATTCTGGCAAAAAGACGCGCTGGAGATTTTGCCCGGCCGCTACGCAGTGCCCACTGATGGCGGCTTGGCTGTTATGCGCGCTAGCACGGATCAAGGCGTTGAGTTGGTGATGACTAAATCAACAGACATAAACACGCTGCAAAGCAAATTCCGTGTTGACTGCATGTTTGGAGTTGTCAACAAACAACCACAGATGTCCGGCATCATGCTGTTCAGCCAGACCTAAGCAATCTAACTGGGGGCTTTTGCCCCCATTTTCTAAAGGATCAATCATGCCACTTAAAAAAGGCTACTCCGACAAAACAGTGTCCGGCAACATCAAGACCGAGATGGCCGCAGGCAAGCCACAAAAGCAGGCTGTTGCCATTGCGCTATCCGTGGCCAAGAAGGCCAAAGAGGTTAAGCAAAAGGGCTCTAAAAAATGACGACTATGCTTTACAGGCACCCAGGACAACACGATATCCATGGGGGCAAATTCGACTACCTCATCACTGATGACATTGACGCAGCGCTTGCTGATGGCTGGTACTTGACCACCACAGAGGCAAAGGCAGCATCAGCGGCACAATCGGCAGACAACAGCCCGCCAACACGCGAAGAAATGGAAGACAAAGCCAAGGAGCTAAGTCTAAAATTCAGCGACAAAACAACCGATAAAAAATTGCTACAGATGATCGTGGAGGCTCTTGAAAATGTGGACAAAGCGACAGATCATCCTACAGGCGTTTGACGAGCTAGGCATCGCCAGTTACGCCTACGACATTGAGGCCGAGCAGCTGCAAAACGCATTGCAAAAACTCAATAGCATGATGGCCACTTGGTCACGCGCTGGCATTTCCGTCGGCTACCCGCTTGTGTCATCCCCAGACGCTGGCGACATTGACAATGAAACTGCCGTACCTGATGGCGCAATCGAGGCGATCTGCGCCTCACTGGCCATGCGCTTGGCTCCTTCGCTCGGCAAAACTCCTCACCCGCAAACCGCGCTCACGGCAAGAATTGGCTATCAGGCGCTACTCATCCAAGCCACGCGGCCACCAGAGATACGGCAATCCAGCTTGCCAGGCGGTGCCGGCAACAAGTACCTGCGCAAAGAATACATTACGCCTCAAGACAGGATATCCACAGGCACCACAGATTTGGAGCTCTCATGACACAAATAAATCAACTTTCTAGCACTGATGATCTTAGCGGCTCTGACTTGGTGCCCGTGTGGTCACAGATCAACGGCGATACACGCAAAGTATCTTTGACCAACCTTGCAAAGCAAGTGCAGACCCTCAACAGTGAATCACTAACTGATGTGACGCAGTTTGAGACGCCAGTGGCTGGGGCAAACATAGCCATCGCAAGCGCCACGGCAAACACATGGCTTGTTTTGGGTCACACTAGTACCATAGCGTCACTGACGATTATCTTGCCAGATGCTAGTGTTGCAACCGACGGCTTGGAAATTGTCGTTTCCGTTAGGGCGTCTGTCACGTCCTTGACATGGCAGCTTAACGGGGCATCAGCTTTACAAAGCACAATCAGCTCTCTCAGCAACAGCAGTGCGCCAAAAATTAAATTTTATAAAGCCACAAACACTTGGTACCGCTATGGCTGATAAAAAAGACCCACGACTAGCACGCGCCGGCGTGTCCGGCTATAACAAGCCAAAAGCCACGCCATCACACCCGACTAAAAGTCATGTTGTTGTGGCTAAGTCTGGCTCTCAAGTCAAGACAATACGCTTTGGCCAGCAGGGCGTCAAAGGCTCACCAAAAACAGAGGGCGAGTCAGAGGCAAGCCAAAACCGGCGCGAGAGTTTTAAAGCCCGTCATGCGGACAACATCGCCAAAGGCAAGATGAGCGCAGCGTATTGGGCTAACAAGGTCAAGTGGTAAGCAATGCAAATCCCATTCATTAGCGGCATATGGTCAGATCGGCGCGACTTGCGCACGTCTTACCCAGTCAACTTGCTGGTTACGCCCAAAGAGTCAGGTGTATCAACTGGGTATCTGCGCCAAGCCGAGGGACTCACCAGCACGGCCACAGTCAACACAGACAGAGGCGGCATTGAGTGGCAAGACGAGCACTACAGAGTGCAAGGCACTAAGCTTGTCAAAATCTCTGCAGATGGCGCTACAGTCACCGTTATTGGCGACGTAGGCGGCTCTGGACAGGTTGTCATGGACTACAGCTTTGACCGGCTGGCAATTGCCTCATCAGGCGCTCTATGGTATTGGACTGGTTCACTGTTGACGCAGGTCACTGATACCGACTTGGGCAATGTGGTGGATTTTGTGTGGATAGGAGGCTATTTTTTTACCACAGACGGGCAAAATTTGATTGTCACAGAACTCAACAACCCAGGCGCGGTAAATCCCTTGAAATACGGTTCGGCAGAGATAGACCCAGATCCTATTGTCGCCGTCCTGCGCTTGCGCAATGAGGTGTATGCGGTGGGCACGCACACCATAGAGG